CGTACCAGCTCGTTTTGTTCATGGTCTGGTAGCATTTCAAGAGATAATTCGTATTGGTCGCCATCGTATTTGGCGTAAGTCGCAACCAATTCTTCTGCGTAATCGTTGATATTACGTTGATTGTTCAACGGCGTTACTCCTGTAACATCACCCAATCCAAACGGGTCATCAATCCATGATGTTTCTTGTTCTTGATTTTGCGCACGTGTGTACGCTACACTTAAAGCGTTCATTATTATCTCCTGCAACGGATTTTAATATTGTCCAGTGGATGATTGGTTCCAGCCAGCCATCCACAGCCCTACCTCTATACTACTTTTCTTCTGTTTGCTTTAATAACCTCTTGCGATTTCCTTCCAACAAATTAATCAAAATATTACTCATTGTTAATTCATTAACGGTCGCTGCATTTTTTAAAAGAACCCATGTTTCTCTAGGCATAGTGAAGTGAAAAGACTTCACATCCTCTGTTCCAACAATTATTTTTTTCTTATTAGCCATGTCTATATTCCCGTACAAATGTATTTTTTAACATAAATACAAATGTATCACGGTACATTTATCCATGCAAGTTATTTTTAACAAATGTACGAAAATATTTAAAATGTGCTTAATTTATTGGGAAAAGTGGTGTATTCTTTGGGAAGTTAAACAAGAAGTGGGTTAGCAGCGTTGGTAACTTCGTGTTCCTAGCTGCTGGAACATTTTTTGAGTCGCGTGATTGTCGTCCGCCAAGATAGCCAATCATGCTGTTATGTACACCGGACGCCATTGTTTGGCATTTACGGCTTGGTGCGTCCATACACTAGAGGCAATTATAACATGCATGATCCAAATAACAACTATTCGTTGTCCAATTCCCATTCATTCATTCATAATCAAATCTTGCACACGAAGTGCGAATCACTATTTAAAGGGAATTGACCATGAGCGTAGAAGCTACTCTTGCCACTTGGCGTTTAACAAAAAAACAAGTCACGTCCACTGAAAAACTATTTCTTCTTTCTTGCGCAAACCGCGCTGGAGAATCTCATGAATGTTGGCCATCCATAAAAAGATTGTGCGCCGATACTGGTATGGATAGAAAAACCATTATTAGCGTTCGACAGTCAGCTATCGACAAAGGACTTCTTGCGTACACAGGTTCATTTCGTGGCCGTTCGGGTCAAATACCTGTCATGCAGCTTACATATGTTGACAATTCTGTATCAGAATTTACCAGTCCCGAATCTACCACCAGTCCCAAAAACGGTACTGGTACCAGTCCCAAAAACGGTACTGGTACCAGTCCCAAAAACGGTACGGGTGACCAGTCCCAAAAACGGGACACTGAATCTAAAAGAGAGAAACTAAAAGAAGAAACTAATACACACACACACAGCGTGGAGTGCGATTTGTTTTTAGAGTCTGAAATGCAACGAAAAGCATTGGTACTTAGAGCAAGTACTGAAAAGAATGAAAAGTGCCATGAGCTATACGAACAATTGCCCGATGACATTAAGCAAGAGAAAACATTTCAAGACGTTCATGACGAATGTGTTACCCATTATGCAACACAACAACCACCACAAATGGTAAGCCCTCAAAGGTTGATGTCATGGATTAAGCGTGACATTCAGTATCAAAAAACCCATGCGACACGGAATGAAATTAAAAAGACATCAAAGCCTGGTGATTCATTCAACCAGTACATGAACTCTCAAAAGCATAAAGGAGCTACGTATGACCAACACGGTAATACATATGACCCACTGCGTTGATAGGGAATTAATACATAGGCTTTTTGCTAAGTTTGCCAATAAATACGGGAAGCTATGGACTACGCGATTGGGTGAGGGTGGTGACTGGGCTGGATGTGTTGATGATTGGTTGGAAGAGTTATCAAAGTTTTCGTTAGATCAGGTTCGCGCAGCAGTTAACAAAGCGTTAGCCATATATCGAGACTTTCCACCAACACAAGGCCAATTGATTGATTTGTGTTTGGCTGAAAGCGGTGTACCGGATATTCAAAAGCTAATTAATCTTATGGTAGCCAGAGAATTTACCCATCCACTTGTAAAAATGGTCTATGACAAAATAGGTAGTTGGGCATTAAACAACGGCAAAGAATCGGAAATTCAATCAAAGGCAAAAGAAGCTTATAGCGAATGTTTGGCAAATTTCACGCTTGACCCACAATCTTGCTGGCAAAAGTTAAACGATTTTAATGCCAAGCCCAAGGAACTACCCCCGCCATCCAAAATCCCAAGTGCTGGCGAAAGCAAAGCATTTCGCGAATGCATGAACAGATGCCAAGAAATATTGAACAGCAAGAAGATTGAAGGTGGCGGAAAAACATACAAACACTTTGACGAAAACAAGATTAAGAAAGGTCATCGTGAGTTCGACCAAGCCGTTTTTGACGAGTACAAAGCCTATTTGATGTCCATACCAGAAACAGAAACCATGATTCTACCGCCTGTTTATCTCATGGAGCGAAACCGCTTTTTAAACATGAGAGACCAAGCAGAATTTTTAAAGAAAGCAGGCTACGTACCGACTAAAGACCGATTGCATGAGGAATCTCTAAAGACCTCTAATAAAAATAATGGGCCACAAAAGGTTTACAAATCATGGGCGCATGACTGATGAACAAGGGGCTATGGATAGCACGCAAGAATTACTTGTGTACGTTAATCAAGGACGTGTCCAATGGACATGGCGGAGATGACATAGAATTTTTACGCCAACATTGCCGTGAAGTCATCGAAGCACACCCAGGGGAAAAGATAGAGGAAGCAATCCGTTGTTATGAGGAAATGTTAGAGCAATGCAAATACTACCCAGAGAGGCACAATGACGAGTTTAAGCGGAAAAGAAGCAGAGGATTTCGTACAATGGTTTAAAGAAATACGCCATTTATTACCGCCTTTGATGAAGATCGGTGAGGCACAAACACTATTTGAAAGGAAACTAAGAGAAGATGAAGAACTCAAGAACAAAGAAACAGCCTGTTAGTTTAAGCGACCGTCAAGGAATGATGGATTTATTAAAGCAACTGTACGGCAATGATGAGGTTAAGGATGACCAAACGATTAGCAATCCCCGTGGAAAGGGTGGAACAACGCGCACTGGTGAAGTGGTTAAGCATACACCCAGTACTTAGAGACTTTTTTTGTAAGAACAACAATGAAGGAAAGCGTACCGACATACAAACGGCGCATTTAAAGCTTGAAGGATTAAGACCAGGTGTAAGTGACTTGTTTATTTACTACCCGACAAAGACTTATCATGGCCTATGGTTAGAAGTAAAACGCAATATGGTGTACCCGCCATCAGCAAAAAAAACGCCAACTTGGATTGCGCAAGAAGCATTCCAGGAGACAGTCAAAAGTGTTGGTTTTGCTGCGCATTTCTGCTATGGTTGGAATGATGGTAGGGAAATCATCCAGCGTTACTTGCTTACCTAACTGTCACTCCACTTGTTATTAATTTCATGATACTTCCTTGCTCGTAACCCACTCAAAAATTTTACGATTCTTGAGTGGGATTTACCGTCTTGTGCTAATATTTAATTAACACATCATCAAGGACGATGACATGCCCACATTCAGCACTGCATCACAACAAAAGCTTTTTACCTGTCACCCAGAATTGCAATTGCTTTTCCGTGAGGTGATTAAATATTTTGACTGCACCATTATCGAGGGATTTAGAAATGAAGCAGACCAAAACAAAGCATTTGCTGCTGGAAACTCAAAACTCAAATGGCCTCATGGCAAGCACAATCAAAGCCCTTCGATGGCTGTCGATGTCGCTCCTTATCCTATTGACTGGAACAATACTAAGCGCATGTACTGGTTTGGTGGATTTGTGCTAGGCATTGCCCAAATGCTTAAGAACGAAGGTAGAATGGTGTATGACGTGCGGTATGGTGGTGATTGGGATGGTGACAAGGACATTACCGATCAAACATTCAATGACACTGTACATTTTGAACTCGTGCCAAAATCATGAGGTGTGCCATGAAAAAGTTAAAACAGTTTTTAAAAGACAAACCAAACCATGCAATTTTTGTGCCAGCTTTATTGTGTTGCGTGACATTCATAACCAACCTTTTTGTGTCTCTAAAAGACGGTGTAATAAGCCCTACAGAATATCACCAATTGTTGTCTATGGCTGATGGCTTTGAGGCTGCAATTTTATTTGTTGTAATGCTCGTATTGAAAGACAAAAAGAAGTAAGATACATTTGTTGAAATAAACCACTAAAGGATTAGTGTATATGGCTAGGAACTCAAAGCTAAAAGTTCCCGATGAGATTAAAGATGTCGGGCGACCATCTAAGTTTACCGAAGAAAGGCGTTTGGCAATCATTGACGCTATTTCACATCGTATCCCCTATGAATATGCAGCCGAAGCAAACGGAATTTGTGAGGCAACACTGCATGATTGGCTCAATACTGCAAAGGCTCATAGACTCCAAGGCATAGACTCGGATTACACCAGATTTTCAGAGGCCATAAAGAGAGCCGAAATGACAAGAATGCGTGAGCATAGCGATATGATTGCTGCTAAACCTGAACGTTGGCAAGCTGATGCATGGCTACTAGAACGCAGATGGCCTAAGCATTACGGCCCCAATGCACAGCTAAACGAGCTTAACCAACGACTATCACGTATTGAAGGCGGAGACGGCAAACATGAGCCACAAGAAGCCGAGTAAGACACCAGAAAAGGACATATACGGGAAGCATGAGAAACATTTGCACGAACCCGTGAAAAAGAAAATGAACGTTCCTAAACCTAAAGGGGAAAAATAATGGGTGCTAAATACAATTCACAAAAGCCAGACGGCTATCAATCAACACGCAATAACATTTACCTTGAGCGTGAACAAAAGCAACAAGTGCGTACCTACAAAGAAGCAGGGGCATCACGTAACTTGCCAGCGCAAAGCAAAGAGAACTACGGCAAGAAGTCATACTAAAATATTTAAATATTTATGTTGCAATGTACAAATGTATGCGACATAATACCCTCATGTTGTTAATTGATGTAGATGTGAGGTGTTAAATGTTATACGAACATGTAAGCGACAAAGAGTATAAAGGGTTTGATATTACTATTTACGAAATGGCTGATAAAACCTATATCGTAGACGTAAAAAAGCCATGCGGTGAACTGATGTACGGATGGGAATTTGTTAAATCCTTTAATTGCGCAATGATGAAAGCAGTTAGATTTATTGACTGGTTATTGTCGCACGGGGTGATGGCATGAGAATAGTTGACCAACACCATGAACTTTGGAAGGCGTTTGTTGAAGGACGCCAACAGTACTTGCAACGATGTGTACCAAGTGCCGAGCCAGAAGCAATACAAGAGCTTCATTTAACCAGAAAGGTCTATGATGCACTTGGAGACCTGAAAGAGTTTTTAGACAATAAGAAAGGCGCATGATGTGCCTTTTATTACAAGGATGTAGCAATGATTACACTGGAAGTATTGCAAAAAAGACGTGATGACTTGGCAGCAACCCTTGCAACCAGTACGGTTGACCATGATTTACTTAAGGAGCGTTTGAAGGTCATTAAAAAGGAGATTGCGAACATTAACGGCGCAATCATTGAAATCGATCACATGATCGAATCGTTATAAGGATATAACACCATGAGTCTATTGAGTTCTATTATTCTTCCTAAGCTTGAGCGCGAGCTTGTCCAGTTAACCCCTGATATCCAACAATTCCTATTGGCACAATTAAAGATTGTCGCTGCTGAATTAGTCGAATGGGCTGAATCTAAAATCAATGTTGACCTTAACGGTGACGGGGTAATAGGAGACGCAGAATGAAACTTGTTAAAGGCAAAAAGGCTGAAACACCAAAAGGTATGGCGCACAATGTAAAGACCATGGAAAAAGCAGGCTATAGCAAGAAACGTGCCGAAGGTACGGCTTACGGTGAAGTGGGTATGGCTAAGAAGGCGCGTAAAGATGAATCAAAGGCCATGAAAAAACACATGGACGAGAAACAAGATAAAGCCCTTATCAAAAAAACTGTCAAGAAAAGTTGCGTGAAAAAATGAAGACACCAGCTTGGCAACGTAAAGAGGGGAAAAACCCCGAAGGCGGTTTAAATGCCAAAGGTCGGGCATCCGCTAAAGCAGAAGGCATGAACTTAAAGCCACCTGTTAGCGCAAAAGAAGCAAAGGCATCACCAAAGGCTGCTGGACGCAGGAAAAGCTTTTGCGCAAGGATGTCTGGCAATCCAGGCCCCATGAAAGATGAGAAAGGAAAGCCCACACGAAAAGCACTTGCTCTTAAAAAATGGGATTGCAATAAATAAAAGGACTAATCATGGCTGATAAGAAATGGATACAAAAAGCAATAAAGAAGCCAGGGGCATTGCATAAAGAATTAGGCGTTCCCGAAGGTAAAAAGATACCCAAAAAGAAGTTAGAAAAAGCAGCAAAAGCACCAGGTAAGCTAGGACAGCGTGCAAGGTTGGCTGAAACATTGGGAAAAATGAAGAAATAACATAAGGGATTATATGGCCGTTATCCGCAATAGTTGGGTAGAGAAGGTCAAGAAGAAAAAGGTTCATGAGACTGCACCGTCTTATGAGGCTTATTCTATTGAGGATGATTTTGCTACCCAAACAAAACAACCATCCAAACGTCATACGCCGTCATTGAAGGCGACTATGAGCCGTACTTTGCGTGGAGTGAGGAAATAGATGCAATGCCGACACTGCAACTATCCTGATTCGCGCGTGGTTGAAACAACCAAGGATGAGCGCACCAATCAAATATACCGCAGACGTGAATGCGTCAAGTGCGGTGTACGCTTTACTACCCAAGAACACCTGCGCCAAAATTATGAGCGTTCCCCCTATAAGACAAACCCACCAAGACAGGTACTAGAAAAATGATGCTATCTGCTTCGGGTATTGCCAAAAGAATTGCACACATAGAGGAATCACGAAGACGTGGAACCGAGTGCCAAGTAACCATTAACAACTATGAGATGACTATCCATGCTAAGAGCCAAGATAAAATCTATATTCCAACTGCGACTGGTCGTATTGCTCATGACAACGATAGCTTTGTGCGTGTCATTATGGGTCCTTATGGAAGTGGGAAATCAACGTGGGCTGCTACAGAAATTGTCCGAAGAGCTTGTGAAGTTCCAGTATGGTACGCAGGACGAAGAAGAAGCCGATGGGCTATCGTGCGAAATACGAGTGGAGAATTGCAAAGTACTACCCTTGCCACCTGGTTAAGCTGGTTTGATGAACTAGGGGATATCCGCAAGCGTCAAAAGCCAATACTCACCTATGAGCATACATTTAACGATGGTCATGGAATTGTAGAGCTTGAGTTGTTGTTTATAGCGCTTGACCGTGAAGAAGATGTGCGCAAGATTAAGTCTCTTGAATTAACAGGTTGCTATATTAACGAGTTGTCGGAAGTGCCAAAAGCAGCACTGGCACACATGAAAGGTCGGGTGAATCGTTACCCTTCAAAGGCATTTTGCCATGAACCCTATTGGTCTGGAATCATTGCGGACACTAACCCGCCAGAAGATGACCACTGGATATTCAAGGACTTTGAGGAAAACACCTATGAACATCATGTGCTTTTTAAGCAACCGCCTGGATTAATAAAGGATGAAGATGGCAAGTGGGTACGAAACCCTAATGCAGATAACTTTAGTCATTTGCCTGGCAATTACTATGAAATGTTGGCAGAAGGACAATCTCAAGAATTTATTAAAGTTTTTTGTTTGGGCGAATATGGTAGCGTTGGTTTTGGTAAGCGAGTTTATCCAGAATTTAACCCTGACTTTCACGCGGTTGATACTCTTAATGCTACGCAGGGTGAGCAACTCGTGCTTGGTTGGGATTTTGGGCTTACTCCTGCTTGCGTGGTTATGCAATTGTCTTCAAGAGGGCAACTTCTAGTCTTGAAGGAATATATCGGTGAAGGCATAGGTATCAGAAGTTTTGCGGAATCGGTAGTCATACCTGGGATTGCAAGGGATTTTCCCTACTGCAAGATTGGTGCGTCTATTGCCGATCCTGCTGGTAATGCCAGAAACGAAATCGTTGAAGAAATGTCATGTATTGGTGAGCTTAACCAGATTGGCATACCAACGATTGGCGCAAGCACTAATGACATTGACCCACGTTTAGGCTCGGTTCGTTACTTCTTGAATCGTATGGTTGATGGTAAGCCGTGTTTTGTGCTGGACAAGAAGAATTGCCCCACGTTATTCAAAGGGTTTATGAAAGGGTATGTGTATTCGCGTATTGCCGTATCAGGTGAAGAGCGATACAAAGACAAGCCCAATAAAAATATATTCTCTCACGCAATGGATGGTTTAGGGTATGGGTGTTTAGAATTGGCAAGTGACCGTATTACCCAAGAGAAGGTTGAGAACAAGCAATATGAGAATATGTATAACCCCGTTATGAGGATATTTTAACCCATGATGCATCGCTGTACTTATTGCAGAAAGTATCACAATTACTGTATGAAAGAACAAAAGTGCAAAGATTGTGAAAAAGAATATAAAATGATTTTGGACAAACTAAACCGACACGGAGAAAAAAATGTCAATACAATCGCAAATTACCCTAATCACCAGTTTTGCGGGTGAAAATAACAACGTAGTTCCAAGACTATGCCGTCTCTATTGCCCTGCAAATACGCTTGCAGAAGTATCAGCAGCAGGCTACTTGGATAATTATTTATCTACTCAAAACATTGCATTGCTTGCTACAGACTTTGTATTTACTGTTGCATCAGATGGTCATCAGACCTACAAGCCAGTATTTACAAACGGGTCATGTCAATTGACCGTATTACCATAAACCAAGGAGAAACATTGATGTTATTACAAGACGCATTGACGTGTTTACGTGCCGGAAAACAGATGCACCGTAGGGCGTGGACAATAGATGATGGTTATTTGTCGCTCATGAAGGGCATGACACACGTTTGGAAAGTGGTTATTAAGCCTACAACCAACGCAGGAAATTATATTTTTTCTGTTGAAGATTTACTGGCTGATGACTGGCAAGAGTTTGAGTTACCACCAGAGCCAGAAGAAGAAGCAGAAGCAGCTTAAAAACTCCTTAGTTTAGGGGTTTAAAAGGCGACTTTAACAAAATAATGTCGAAGTCGCCTCTTAAGGACGAGAACATTAACCCAACGGATGGGGTAAGCATGGAAATCATTGCTGATCAAATGTCGGTTGACGACATGGAAGAAATCAATGAAAAGCTACAGGTACGTTTAGCCGAAGCTGGCATTGATGAAGCAGAAGTATTGAAAGATGCCCGCGAAGACTTAGTGCTTTGGGATGGCTATTTCGATGAAAACGTAGTGCGCGGACGGGATGATATGAACTTCCTGTTGCGTGACCAATGGTCGGCGGTTGAACGGTCTGAATTTTCACGCCTATTTAAACCTGCAATGACGTTTAACAAGCTTTATGATGTCACCAAAAAGATTGCAGGCGAACAACGCAAGAACAAACCTGATTTAATGGTGCGTTCACTCACAGGCAAAGCCAATCAAAAACAAATCGATTTAAGAGCCGATTTGGTGCGCACAATCAGTTATAAGAGTCAAAATGACTTGGTGTACCAGACCGCGTTTAGAAGTGCCTTAATGATGGGCTACGGGGCTTTTGAGATATGTTTGGATTATGAAAGTCCACGCTCTTTTAACCAAACCATTCGTTACGAGATTATACCAGACGCAACCCGTACATCTTTTGACCCAACAGCCATGATGCCACATAAAGGCGATGGTAACTTTTGTTCGCGTCAATACCTATACACCAAAGAAGAATTTTATGCGACCTATCCGCATGTGATGAACCCCGTGTCTTATTCAGATCCAAGGTCGTTGTTAGATTTCCAATGGGAAACACGCGATACCATAGTGGTTTGCAAGTACACACGCAAGGAATGGTTCCCTATCAAACTATTGTTGCTTTCCAATGGCGACAGCGTAACCGAGGATGAATGGGATGAAATGCAAAAGCAGATTAAGATGCAAGAAGAACTGGCTCGCAGTTCTCAAGTGGTCGGTGACATTATACGTCGGGATATACCTTACGTGGTTGGTGATAGAAACTCTAAGGATTATCGCATCCGCCAGTACATATTAACGCAAAACCAAATCATTGATTTTACCGATTGGCCATCCAAGTACTTGCCAATCATCTTTGTTGATGGTGATTCAAACTACATTAACGGCAAACAATATACGCGCTCATTTATCCATGAAGCCAAAGATTCGCAAAAGTTTGTGAACTATGTTGGTTCAGAGATTGCAGCAGAAATTAAAAACCGTAGACGTGAGCAATGGATTGGAACGCCAGACAATATCCTTGGCAATGAACAAGTGTGGCGTAACCCTGAATTGCAAGCAGGTATTTTGACGGCGAAACCCGATCCAAAAACAGGTGCAATGCCTCAAAAACTACCACCTTGGGAATTATCACCAAGCTTGTTACAACAATTTCAGCGCGGTTCACAAGATATGCGCGAAATCCTTGGGTTTTCTGAAACCGAAGCGTTGCAAGGGCGTGACATATCCGGCAAAGCACGGCGTGAGCGCAAAATGGAAGGTTCGATGTCGTCTTATGTCTGGTTTGATAATTTAAATCAGGCTGTAGAGCAGGGCGGACGGGTTGTTCTTGACCTATTGCCCGTAGTTGTTGGTGAATATGAGCGTCATATGATTGTTTCAAAAGCAGATGGGCGCACCGAATCTATCACATTAAACAAGGTTGTTGGTCAAACAGAAGATGGTGAGCCAATACGCGATAATGTACTTGATACAGGGGATTATGATGTGGAGATTGACACAGGGCCATCATTCGCCGTCCAAAAAGACATTGCACTTGAGTTCTTCCAGCAGACTATTCAAGCTAACCCACAAACTTTCCCTCTCATTGCAGACCTTTGGGCGAAGAATCTTGACGTGCAGTACATGCCGCAAATTGCGCAACGGTTTAAGTCTTTGGTTCCTCCTCAAATTATCGCAGAAGAAGAAGGAAAGCAATTGCCACCGCAACCACCAAGCGCACAAGAACAAATGATGCAGGCTCAAATGGCGCAGCAGCAACAGCAAATGAAAATGAATGAGCAAAAGATGGCTATCGAAGAGCAACAATTGCTTGAACGTGCCGAAGAATTGCGTATTCGCAAGGAAAAACATTTGCTTGAACAGGCTGAAATGATAATGAAATCGCAGGAAATGGCGGATAAACGGCATCTTGAACGGCAAAAAATGGGTCTTGAGAATCGCAAGATGGAACTGGACTATGACAAAGCCGATAATGATTTTTCTGCAAA